GAATTGATTGCATACCGTGAAGGTGGGATGAATACTCACCCACACAAAATGGTTGGTCAATCAGACTTCCCACCAGTGTCGTTTAGTCGTGGGGTGTTTTCAAATCAAGCACAAATGTGGAAATGGCAAACATTTCTTCATTCATGGCAACAAGGAACAGCCGCTACAGGAAGCACTGGTTTGTTAAAATCAGGTGGCAGTAACGATTACCGATGCGATATAGTTGTTCGTGTTTACGACCACCCTTATACACGCAATGATGGAATTGGCGGTTCATATCAAGCAACTGACCTTCCTGATGGTGGAACAAAACCAGGTAAAGTTCAACTAGCATTTAAATTGTTTAATTGCTGGCCTGGTGTTTTTGCAATGAATGGTCTTAACGCTGGTGACAACGGTATCTTAATTCAACAAATGACTGTTCACCATGAGGGCTTTTATGTTGCATTTACTGAAAACGAAATCAATACAATTGGTACTATTCGTTAATAATTTTTAATATTTACAACTTAAGGAGCATTAAATGTCTACTGAACTATCGTCTCAAGCCTCGGCTGTAAACCAAGCGTTGCAAGAACCAGCACCAAAAGTTGACCTTCCTACAAGTTTAAAAGTTGATTTATTTCGTGGTTTGTATTCACCTTCTTCAAATGAATGGTTGACAACCGCAACTGTTCGTGAATTAAATGGAGAAGACGAAGAGGCTCTTTCCGCTTTTGACGTTCAAAAAAACGTTACATATTCTGAATATATGACCCATCTTTTAAAACGTGGTGTTGTGTCAATTGGCAACATTGAGGTAAATGGCAAAGCAGAAATTATTGATGATTTAATTGTCGGTGACAGAGACGCTTTATTTTTGGGAGTGTTAAAAGCAACTTATGGTCGCTACCGTGAGTTTCAAGTAACTTGTCGCGAATGCGACGGTGACAACGATATTACTATGGATTTAGATAAAGACTTCACATCTAAAAAAATAGATGTAGACCTTCATAAACCTATTGAAGTAAAATTAAAAAATAACAGTGTAATTCAATTACAGTATCCAACTGGTGGGGATAGCCAAGTTGCTGGAAAACGTGGTAAAACTACGGCTGAACAAAACACTATTATTTTGTCACGATGTGTATTATTAGACGGTAAAACTACTGTTGAAAAAGAGGCGTGGGCTAGGGGGTTGTCATTGGCTGACCGTAATAAGTTGGTTAAAGCCCTCTTCTCGGCGCAACCAGGGCCTCGTATGGAAGAGGTGGAAACCCAATGCTCCCACTGTAATGCTAAGATAGTACTAGCATTAGATTGGGTCGCACTTTTATTTGGCTAATCTAGTCAGGGTTTATTGGGAATACGAAGCGATTGCCTCTACGTATAGGGGTTTTGGTCTAAAAGACCTAAAAACTATGACGGTAAGACAACGAGCATACTGGTTCAGGATGGCTAGTTGGCGAAACTCCAGTGGAGGCTAATTAAATAATGGAAGAACCAAATCTTTCTGGTGGCTTAGGCGGCAGTCCCGCAGAAGGCAACGCCGCCAGTGCAATGGGTAATTCTGTTGTTAACTCACGCCTTAGCGTTGACCTTAAAATGCTTGAAGGTCTTAACAAAGAACTTAATACCTTAAACGAAAACACTAAAAAAATTAAATCTAATTTTAAAGATTTAATTAAAAACACCAAAGATTTAACTGCAGAATTAAACAAAGCCGCTACCGCAATGGGCAAGGTAAGTGGTAAATCTAGTTCTGGATACATGGACATGAGTAAAGGTATGCCATCAGTTGCAGACATGCGTGAGATGCAACTGCAAAGCGTTGAGCGTATTCTTGGAGCGCTTGGTAAAGGTGGTGCACCAGGTGGCGGTGCACCAGGTGGCGGTGGAGGTGGAGGAAAAGTTCTTGGTGGTTTACAGGCTTTTGCAAACAACCCTTATGTTCAAGCGGCTTCACAATTTGGACAAGCAGCAATTGGAGCAATTGATGACCGTGTTGACCGTAACAAAGGTTATGCACTTCCAGCAGACAGGTTAAGCGTACAACTACAGCAACAGTACGGAATGAGTCAAATGGACGTAATGACCAATCTGCGTGGACCTTTGCGTAGTCGTCGTTTAGGAATGGGTGGAATTAACGAATTACTTTCAATGCAGTCACGCACTGGTATTAATGCAGCAAATCAGGCTGGTTCTGTTGAGAGTATAAGAACATTGATGGGTTATGGATACAGTGCTGGAGACGCTACTCAATACATTGAAAGCATGGGTCAAGCAGACACCGTAAACAGAATGTTCATGATGACTGGTACCAGCCTTTATGGTATTGGTGGAAAACAAAAATCAGCGCAACAAGTAAACCAAGATTTGATTCAACGGCTTGGATTAAACAATCGTGAAATTATTAACGCTGGTCGTCAATCAGGTTCAATGGTTCGTCAACGTTTGCAAATGGCTGGACTTGATGAAGGTGCTCAAGACTTATTGTTGCAATACGCAGAATCAAACGTTAGTTTTACTGAAAAAGGTGGAAAAGGTTTTTACGACCCTTCTAAAAAATCTGACCGTGAAAGAATGGGTATTGAAGGAAACTATGCTACACAACAAGAAGAAACTACAAGAACAACAGTAAACCGTGAAGAGCAAATGTACAAGCGTCAAGCAGATAACTATGCTCAAATGGAAAAGAATCTGCAAGCCGTAAACAAAGCATTAGGTGCGTTTGAAGACAAACTATCGGGCATTACTGGAGCAAGAACAAGCACTCGTGGATTTGGTCAACTGTTAAGCCCAGCACTTGGAATACTTGGAGCAATTGGTGGCTTTGCTTTAGGTGGTGGACCAGTGGGAGCAATGGCTGGTTATAGTGTTGGTTCTGGAATAGGGAATGCTATTGGAGATGCTACTGGTGGAGGTGCAGCAAATCCTGGGCGTATTGCTGCGGAAAACCCTACCAAAAAAACATCAAATACAGCAGGTCTTTCTCAATTAAAACCAGTTTTGCGAGAACCTCTTGCAAAACTTATGGCAGACCGTCCAGGTATTTCAATTGGTCAAGGTTATCGTAGCCCAGAACAGCAAAAGAAAATGTTCTTGGAAAGATATTACCGAACAGATGAAAAAACAGATACTTATTACGATGGGTCATATTGGTTAAAAAAACCAGGTGTTGCTATGGCAGCACCTCCTGGATTGTCGTATCACGAAATTGGTTTGGCGGCTGACCTTGTATTTGCTACTCCAGAAGATAGTGCTTATTTGAAAGCAAACGCAAGTAAGTATGGTCTTGATGAATTTTCACGTCATGGAGAACCGTGGCACGTTCAATCTACGGCTTATCCTGCAAGCAGAAGGAATTATGAAGAAGAAGGAGCAACATACGGAACAGAAACAGAGCCTGAATACAAGTATGTTCCAGATACTACGGGCGTAATTACGGAAACTGGACCAATGGGTCAAACAGGTTCAGGAATGGATTATAACGCTGTTATTAAACAACAACTAACAATGTCTGAATCAATGGCTTCTTTTGCATCACAAGGAACTGGTTCAGTATTACCTGGAACTGTTAAAAAATTATCAAAAGATAAAGATAGAGGAACAGCAGGTAAAACAAAAGTAGAAACTGCACCTGGTTCTTATGACCCAACAGAGTTGGCTCGCATGCTTGACCGCAGAAAGTTTAAAAAAGAAGATATTTGGAAAATGCTTGCTATTTCTTGGCGAGAGTCCAGATGGAACCCAAACGCTTATGTAAAAGACAACGATGATGATTCATATGGACTTTTTCAAATAAACATGCTTGGAGACATGGGTCCAAAGCGTGCTAAAGATTTTGGAATTAATGATTATAAAGAATTATTAAATCCAATCACAAATACAAAAGCAGCGCGTATTTTGTATGGTGGCGGCAACTTATCGCATTGGTCTGTAAATGGTAATCCACTTGGTGACATTCCAGAATCAACAATTAAAGCAAGTAAAGAAATTGCAGGAAGTTTAGGTTTTCCGACAGGTGACCCTTCTGATAAGGGTTATACTCCAACAAAAAAGATAAATCAATCATCTTCATCTCCTACTACTATAAAAACTGGAGAAACTACAAATAATACTTTTAACATTAATCCAACTATTAATGTTACTAGTACTGGCTCTGTTTCAATGGACGCTGCTAGGTTAGCAAAAGAAGTTACCAAACTTATTGACCGAGAACTTAAAATGAATATGGTAAGGAATTCTTAATATGGCTTCAAAAGACGAACGACTTCAATGGACTTTAGAAGAAGCCAGAAATAAAGATTTTAGTAATTACTCGTCATTAAATGAAAAGATACCTGATAGTCGTCAAAATGACCCTTTTGCATATCCAGGACCATTTCCTAGAAATATTAGTGGACCATCTTCTCGTTTAAACCAAAAAATAACACGTGGTTTTATGCGTAGTATTTTAATGGATGAAACTATTGCTAATAAACTAAATCCAGGAAGGAAAAACCCTGGTAATCTTCGTCTTAATTTTCAATTTAATCCAGAGTACATTGAGCGTCGTGTAAGCCAAAGTCCTGGAGCAGTAAACCCCTTGTTGCAAAATCCAGCAAATTTAACTCAAGCAGTGCCAGGAACTGCTCAATTTAATTTTACTATGATGTTTAACCGAGAAGCAGAAGTGGCTCAAAGAAGGGAAAACCTTACTACTACTGGCGTTGTAGATTCTAGAACTGGAACAGCAAACCGATTAGAAACAGTAGGTTTAAATATAACTATAACTGAAGATGCAACAAGTCTTGCTTTAAAAGACCCTGGTCAAGTTGGAGTAATGCATGACCTTGCTATTTTTGACAGCATTATTGGACAAGGAATTACTTCAGAATTAGTAGATGTCATATCAGCATATACCCGACAACAGGTTGTTGCTCAAACTAATAATGCAGAAGAAGACGAAGATATACCTGTTTTTGAAAATTCGTCTTTTAAGGCTTCTGTTAGCAAAAACTTTGGTAACTCTGCATTTTTAAATCCAATGCCTGTTCGTATTGTGTTTTCAGATTTGTTTATGGTTGAAGGATTAATTGTTGGTTCAGCAGTAGCATTTCAAAAATTTAGTCAAGAAATGATTCCAACAATGTGTCAAGTCAATTGTGATGTGTATGCATTATATGTTGGGTTTGCTAAAAAGACGGCATTTTTAACAGACAATTTAACTAGTTGGGCTGTTACTACTGCAACTGAAAAAGCAAAGGCAACAGCAGAAGTAAATAAACAATCAAAAGAAATTAAACAAAGTTTAATTAAATTAAATTTGTCTGTAAACTCTAAAGACGGAGAACCACAAGATTTATCAGTTCCTAATTACAACTCAGATGCTATGCGAGTTTTAGTTCCTAATTACAGTAGCAGTTTTTATGCAGGAAACGTTTCTAATGCGGCAGATAGGTTTGTGACATTACCTCAATGGTTTAATGCTTTTGCTGCAAGCAGCGCCTCATTAGGAATAATGAAAAATTCAACGGGTGCATTTGTGGGAACTAATGTTTTTGAAAGTTACGGTGGCAGCAATTTACTTCCAATAACATTGTACATCCATACTACAGACGCTGAGTTTTTTAATGTTGTGTCTACGTTTACAGTAACTATTGAAGATACAGCAACAGCCCAAAACAAAAGCACAGTTGTTTCAAATAGTGGTTCTTGGAATAAAATAAAAGATAGTGGTGAATACGGTTTGTTTTTTGAAAATTCTAAAACAACTCCTAAAACATATGTATTTAGAAATACTTTTTATATTGACCCAGTTGATGTAAACAATAAAAAAGAAACAATTAGTCAATCTTCTAGGTGTAAATTAAGTATTAATGTAGTATTTAAAAAGACACTTGCAAATGGGTCTGATGCAATACACACTCAAACTTTTCAATTTTTTTATAATGGAAATGAACCTTTTTTCTACGATGTTACTCCAGGAACAGATAGAAACGGTGAGTTATTTAATAAAAAAATGATGCAAATAAAACCTAACACAAACATAAGACAAAATTAACTAAATATGCTTATCTCTAAATCTTCCCGTTATTTTTCTGAATACTATGATGATAGTAATAAAGAAGCACGCGCTATTTCTACACGAGTTCTTACAAAGTCTCAACCATATTTTACGCACGTTACTGAAGAAACTGAATCGTTTTCTTCTTTGGCTGCTAAGTATTTAAATGACGAAAAACTTTATTGGTACATTGCTGACCAGAATCCGCAAATTAGATTTCCTGATTTAATACCTATTGGCACACTTGTTCGTATACCTTTGGCATGATTACTACCAATCTTTCTCCTCTTGGTATTACTTGGAATATTGCCATAAATGGTGTTCCTTTTAATAAAAAAACAGTACAACGTATTCAAACATCTTTTGTTGAAAACCAACATGATTATTTATCTGTTGAACTTGTAGGAGTTCCTTCTTCGTATGTATCTGAATATGTAGATAAACCAATAACAGTATCGGTACAAATTAACGGTGGTAAATCTTTTTCTTTTTATGGTTATGTAACTCAAGTTGAAAGTATTTCTTCTACAAATGAAGGAACTGTAAATAACAGTCCATTTCAAATTATTAAACTTATTTGTCTTGGTTCCTCTCACTTGCTTCGTAGTAACAATACGTTGGTATGGGAAAATGTTACTTTAGAAAACATTGTTTCTGATATTGCTAATGACTTTAGACTTGGGTATTCAATGCCCACAGACACATATGTTTTTAAACGTTTAGTTCAATCAGAAGAGTCATTATGGAAATTGCTTGTAAAAGCATGTAATCAATTAGGGTATTCAATAACTTTAATTAATTCACATATTCATATTTGGGATAAAAACAAAGCATTAGCAAGACAACCTTCTTACACAATTTTGCGCGGAATAAAAATTAAAAGAAATGATTACAGGCCATTACCAGGAGATATTGTTAATATAGAGTCAACTTTAGGAACTGCCGATGTTTCTCAACAATCTGGAGATAAAACCGTTTCATATATTGATGAACGTGGTGTATTTGTTACTGTTGACAGTTCTCAATTAAACGGGTCATCTGGTTTTGGAACTCCTGCAGAAAGTAGATTTTATAATAAATTAGCAGTCAGCGTTGATTCTTTTGAAAAAGCATCTCGTTATATTGAATCTAAAATTAAAAACTCATATCCATATATAACAGATGTTTTAGTGCATGGAGACCCTTCTATTGTTCCAGGTGGTGTAGTTAAAATTGAAGGATATGGAGGAGACTTTGATGGGTACTGGTATGTAAATGCGGTTACTCATACATTGTCTACAGACACTTTATTGTCATCTTTAAAGTTAGAAAAAGACGGAACTTATGATGTTCTTCCAAAATTTCCTATAGTTCAACGTTATCAACAAACACCTTTACCAGTGTTGATTAAAAATAAATGGGTTATGAAAACGGAGTATGTAAATGTATACAACTAAAAACATTCATAATATTGTTTCTGGAGGTCCTCACAGAGCGATAGTTACATACTCTAATGGCAACAGTGGAGAAATACGAGTTCGTATACCTGCAGTGTTAGGTTCTTCAGAAATTACAATTTCATTAATTGGAAGAAGTCCTGATTTTAATGGTTGGTCTGTTCCTGAAGTTGGAGACCAAATTATTGTTGGAACTGACGATAATACTTTTACAAATGTTTATTGGATTCAAAACGATGGTATATCTAAACTTAAAGAACGAATTGCAACATTAGAGGCTCAAGTAGAATCTATTTTGGAGGCATTGTCATGAAATCTATTAGAATACCTTTTTCTTTTGAGGAAGGAAGCGTATCTTCTACAACTAATGTAGACACTATTGTTGGTCAAGAAGTTGTTAATTACTTTATGACAATCAATGGAGAACGAATAATGAATCAACAATATGGCGGTAATTTGCCTAAATTGTCATTTGAAATTAATGACCCTTTAGTTTTGGCTGATTATAAATTAGACGCTATCAGTGATGTTAATTCAAATTTATCTTTTGGAAAAGTGTTAGATATTGCTGTATTAGATAGTGAAAATACTACATTTTATGAAGAAAATGTGGCTACAGTGATAGTTCGTTATGCCGTAACACCTAGAACAGTATCTACTGTAAAATTAACAGTAACAAATACATTTAATGAAGAAAGCGATATCTAATGGCAACTATTGATTATTCTAATCGCGATTACGATTCTATTCGCGCTGATTTGTTATCTCGCGCATCAGAAATAGTTCCTGAATGGACATCACGAAGTTCATCTGATTTTGGAGTTTTGTTTGTTGACCTTTGGTCTTATTTTGCTGACGTGTTGCATTACTATATTGACCGCGCTGCTGGTGAAGCCTTTATTACTACAGCAACCCAAAGAGAATCGTTGTTGGCTCTTGCCAGTTTGTTTGATTACAATCCACAACTTCAAAAATCATCAACCGCAACTGTAACGGTTATTGGTGAAAACATTCCTGCAGGAGAAACTGTAGTAGTACCTATTAATACTACTTTTGTTGCCCCTGCAACTTCTGAACGTCCTATCATTTACTTTACATCAACGCAAAGTGCTTCTGTGTCTGCTTCCGCAAACGCTGCTATTTCGGTTGTTGAAGGTTTACAAATTAATAATGAAACTGTAGGCGTTTCAAACGGTTCTGCAAATCAACGTTTTTCGTTGTTTTATAGTGGAGTAATTGGTGACAGTGTGAAAGTTTTTGTAAAAGAAGGAACAGTAATTGATGGCGTTCCATCTAATGTTGAATATCAATTTGTTAATAAATTACTTGATTCAACAGCAAATGATAAAGTATTTTCATTATTAACAACAGCGTCTAATGAAACTGAAATTGTTTTTGGAAATGGTATTAATGGAAAAATACCCAACACTGGTCAAGATATTGTAGTAAATTATCGCAAAGGTGTTGGTGCTCGTGGAAACATTCCTGCAAATTCAATTACTCAAATTCAAAATTCTCCAAGCGTTTATATATCTGAAATTTTGTCTAGTGTTGCTGTTGGAGGGTCAAATGTTGAATCTATTGAATCGTTAAGAAACAATATCCCAAATTCATTTGCAACTCAAGACCGAGCAGTATCATTAAGCGATTATAAAGCACTTGTTTTACAAGTTGCTGGAGTTGCTAAAGGAACTGCTTCCTACTCAAGTGGAACGGTTACTATATATGCTGCTCCTTTTACTGAAGATTATTTAACATATAGTTCTGCTTCATTATCAGTAAATGCTGATTTACAAACTGATATTGTTGAATATTATGAACCTCGTCAAATGATTGGGGCAAGCGTAACAGCGGCTAGTGCAATTAACTTAACAGCAGTTAATATAACCGCTACAGTAAATGTACTATCAGGATATATTGCAAGCAAAGTTGCTGAAAACGTTGAAACGGCTTTAGATACATTATTTGAATTTGAAAATGTTTTTTTTAATCAAACATTGTCAAAAGGTCAAATTTACAGAACAATTCTCAATGTTCCTGGTGTTGATTATGTAACCCTTTCTTTACCAAGTACTGAAACTGTAACATCTGGTGAATATGGATTATTAAAGAAAGGCACGTATACAATTACAACTGTTGGTGGAGTTACTGGTTAAATGGCTTTAATATCCTTTCGTTTACGACGAACAGATGATGTTGGTTCGTATGTTCGCGAAGAAAGCCGTTTAGATTCTGCGCTTCGTAGTGATTCATATGTAACACCGTCAGATTCTGTTGGATTTTCTTCGTTTAGTGCAACAGTAATGAATGTTGAAGAACAAACTGTAATAGACGCTGGACGACCAGGTGGTCAATACACCGTATATGAATATGATGTATTAACAGAATGGACGCTAACTGAAGAATTAGTATCTGCTCCAGCAACAGTTTCACCAACTGAAATACATTTAATAGTCAATCAATATGGAGAACCACTTACAGTTGAAGATGGTACTACTATCTTTACTTGTAATAGTTCATCTTTTGTAAACACTTTTCGTCACGTTAGCGCATTGTACAAACCTGGAACTTGGTTGTATTACGGATTTTTTATTAAATATTCAGATGGTTCAACAGAATGGTTTGAACGTGCTGCAACGGTAGCAGTACAGTTGCCAAAGTATTATCAATCTGTTGAAGACCTTTGGAAACGAATTCCTGAATACTACAGGGCTGCAGATTACGCAGAAGGAAATGGTCATCTTAAAAAATATTTATCGTTGTTTGGTTGGGAACTTGACAAAACAAGAAGTTTAATTGACAGTTTAATAACTGTTAATGACCCTGTTACTTCCCCAACTGTAACTCTTGATGCAATTGCCAAACAGTTGGGTTTGCCCGTAACTTCATTAGATATTGGAACAGCAAGGTTAAGAAGCGTTCTTTTAAATATCTTTAATCTTCGCCAACGTAAAGGGACAATTGGAGGAACCACTTCTTTTATTTCTGCAATGTCTGGTTGTCAATCTAGTTTTGATTTAAACACAAATACTTTTTATGTATATTCTCAACGGGTAAACCTTTTGTCTGACCCTAAATTTAGGCAACAAGATATTTCTTTTTACTTAGGAGCACCGTCAGTTCTAAATAGAACACCGTTTACCCTTCGTAGTGAGAGTGGTGGTTCTGCTTTACGTAATCCAGATGCAAACGACGACGCAATTAGAAATTATAATTCAAATCCTTTGTCTGTAGGAGAACTAGCAGAATATACAACAACATTAACAACTGATACTGCGGCTTCCGTAGGTTGGGGTGTATATACATATGGAAGTGCTTTTTCTGGAGGTGCTTCTGTACCTGTTGTTAACACAGTAGTTTACGACGGTGAGGAAACTGCTGGAGCATCTGTTTCTGTTGTTTACGTTAATGGAAATGGTATTAAAATTGAAATTCCAAATGACGCTACTGGACCTCAAGTCGTAGTCGTATATGGAAGAAAACCGTTTTATTACAGAAACGATGTTACTTATTATAGTTCTTTTAACTGCAATCTTTCGGGAGCATCGTTTGTTAATTTTCGTTTTATAACTAATGACAATATTAATTCTTTTATAGAAATTGACCCGCCAGACTCTGTTGGTGAAGCACTGTTTTACGATTCATGGAACACAGAAAGCGCTGCAAATCAAAATATATTCTTGTATGGAAACACGGCATATTACAACGCTAGTGCGCCTGGTTTAGCAACGGTTGGTCGTTTTAGTTTGCAACATCCAGAATCTCCAGACCTTGATAATGTTGAAAAGGCTGTAGTTCCAGCGTTGGTGTTTTTTGCAGACCCTGGTGATTCTATTATTGTTTCTAAATGGTTAGTTGAACCTAACGCCGTAGGACGCTATTTTGACGGAGACGACATTTACGGTGGGTTTATTCAACAAGCAAACCAACCAAGCATTGTTGGTGTTGCTGACTATAGATGGGGTCCAAATGGCGGTGAAGACAATGAAAACTTCTCGTACTACACTCTTGATTATGCGCGAGTTACAAATGCTGTAGAACGCATTGTGGAAGATACATTGATACCCGTTAACATGATTGGCAACTACACTATTGAATGGAACACTATCCCAGGAGACTAATGGAACTATTACTTGCAGCACTAGCCGTTTACAAAGTCGTACAAATTTTAGATTTGTTTTTAACAAAAGAACCCATGCCATGGGTTAAAGTTGTCGCAACATTGGTTATGTCATACGCATCAGTTTTAATTTTGTGGACAGACATTATTTGGTTGCACGGACTAGTTGTTGCAACAATCGCTGGTATAGTGCACAGCCTAATTCGCATGATTACACTCATGGGAGACATGGCAAGAACAAAATCGTTAAAATAAAAGGAGAACAACATGAATCAGTTTTTAATACTTGGAGTAGGCAACACTTCTGAAAACATCATAGAAGATTGTTTATTTGATTTGCCAAAGGATAGTACGTTTCACATTTACACGTACCGAACAAGTTTAGAAGGAGTGTGCCGAGTCTACGATTGGTTGTTAGATAACAAAGCGTCATACGTTGCATATCACAACAACACGGCACCAGCGATGTTAACTAACGAAGCAGTTAAAGTGGTTGAGTCAACAGTGGACGAAATGATTGATGTGGCTAAAAACTTAAAGGCCACTGTTCTATATTTGTGGAATGACAAAGACGAAGTAGAATCTGAAAAAGAAGTGACTAAGTTAATTGATAGCGGATTGCGTGTTCTTGATTTAACACAAGGTCTTACTCCGTTTTTAATTGTTGACAACAAAAAAGAAGTAAATGATACTGTAGATTCTCTTAAACCAGTAACTCGTGAAGAATACGAAGATATGCCAATAACATCATTGAAACAACAAGCAGCCGCACATGGTGTATCAGAAAAAAAACTTAAGTCAAAAGAAGAAATAATTGAAGAGTTGCTTAAAGACGAACCAACTTCAACGATAGTAATCGTTACTCAAAAATATACAAAAACATTTTCAGTTACAGAGAAGGTTGCACAAAAACTTATTGATGATTTAATGTAATTACGCAGGGGGACTGGAGGCGGAAAGGAGGTAGAAAAACCTCCAGCCCACACCCTGCTCAGCGTTCGGACAAGGACGCTGAAATTAGTTTATCAAATCGGACAAGGAATAACACGATGGCAAAAAGTAAATTTTCAGGACCGTTTCTACCCTTTCCACGTTGGGTATTGCAATATCTTGGCAACGACTCAATTAGTAAAGTAGTATTATTAACTGTATTACTTTACATGGATTCTGATACTCAAGAACTAACTACTTCTTACGGACACGTGGCTAAATTGACTGGGTATTCACGCAGAACCATTATCCGTTCTGTCAATCGCTTGGTTTCTTCTGGCGTACTTATTCGCAAAAACCGTTCAGGGAAACACGGAAACATTAGCAATAAGTACATTGTAAACTTTAATAATCCATCTACCCTAGTGTCTACACAGACACCACCTAGTGTCCTTACAGACACCACTGGTAGTGTCACGCCTGACACTACCCCTAGTGTCCCCAGTGACACCCAATCAAGAATAACAATAAACAAGAATAACCATAACAAGAATCTCTCTTTCAAGAAGGAGAAAAAAAAGGACGATATTACAAATGGTTACGTTATAGACGAAACGCTATTGTCACAATGAACGACGACTGGGGAAAGGCTCTAGGCTCAGATGAGGATAAACCGATGATTACTAAAATGTCCACAAAAACCAAAAACACAACTATGGCTTTGGTATATCACTTTAATAAATCCATAGAGTATCCAATGAGTTTTGAAGTAAATGCGTTGGCTTTGTCTAAAACGTTTAAGAATTTGCGTGACAGTGGAGTGTCATATTCTGACATGTACAACATGATTGACAGATTCTTTTATGAAATCAAACAAAAACCATTGCCAAAAGATGTGGCTACGTGGTTAGCATTTATTAAACGACGAGATGATTTATTACAGTGGGTGACAGCCAATTCCTCCGATTCTGATGTGTCGGAGTGGAAATGAGAAAATGGTGGTTTTTTATAAAAGCATTTAACATTGTTTTTAAAATGAACACTGTTAAACAAGAAGAAGAAGAAAAAATTGAAATGTATGTTTGTTCTTTGTGCGGAAGCATATACTTAGACAAACATTCGTACCTTACGCATTACAAAGTTGATGCGTGTACAGCACCAATGTATATTTTACCTAGCGACCCATTACACATAAAGGACACACTATGACAACAGGATGGAAAGGTCCTCGTTACTGGCGTAACAGACCACTTGAAGAACGCTTAAATAATTTACGCATTCCACGAAGATTTGAATCAATGACATTGGAGTCATATGACAAATCAATTGGAGACCAAGATGTTTATTACGCAATAATGACTTGGCTAAAAAACGCAGAAGAAAACATTGCTAATGGAACTGGTTTGTATTTGTTTGGTGGCACTGGTGTAGGTAAAACACATCTTGCCATTGGTTTGCTAAAAGAAGTAGTTTCTAAAGTTCAAATTAGTGGTTACTACATACCAACCACTACTTACATGGAAATGATGTACGACGAATTAAACAACGAAGGCAGTCTTCCAGAAGAATATGAATCTCCATACACATCAAAATACTTGCGAGCAATTTATGACGTTGTTGTTCTTGATGGGTTAGGCGATGAAAACGACACAGACTTTACACGTCGTTCAATTATTAATTTATTAAATCAAAGAATTAACAACAATCTTCCAACAATTATTACAAGCCTATACAACCCTAAAAAGTTATCTTTGCGTTACGGAGAACGCTTTGTTTCTATTTTGCAATCGGCGTGTCGGCTTGTTCCTGTATCGGGAACGGACCAACGTAATGCAGGGAAATGACATTGGAGAATATTGGCAAAAAGGACAAGGAGTAGTCTTTGAGGGAGTTCTGACACAGTTGTCAGACAGCCTTATTGCCAATTTTCACAAACAACGAGGCAATTGGAAAAAGTATTTATCTTTATCTAAACCCTGTGAACTTCCACTAAAAGCAACGATAGATAGTTATATACGATTAGGTATAGCAACAGATGTTTATACTTTTATAGACAACGATGCAGTTGATGCAATTAATGATTGGTTATTGAGGAAAGGCATATCCGTAGGTGTAATGTATTATCCCTCGGTGGAAGAACTTGCATACGACTTAAAGTTTCAACGTTCAGTTAGGACAATATATGTTGAAACTCAAGAACAAGCATCTATCATTGGGATACGTTCTCACGTAGTGGACACAAAGAAAGCGTGGATTAACTAATGTCAAGTTCAGAGCACTTACTAATTAGCAAGGTAATCACGGACAATGAAATATTGCCTGTAATTGAAGCAGGTATCAAACCACAGCACTTCTCAGCGCATTGGTCCAATGTTTGGGAATGGATTATTACGTATTGGCGAGAACACAACGCTGTCCCTTCTGAGAGGGCATTTAGCCAAGAACACGCCAATGTTTCTTTGGTAGATGCTTCTCGCGAGCAGTTCTCAAACCTGCTTGAGGAAATGCTTGATTCATACCGCCACCAGAAACTCGTAGAAACGCTTGCAACCGCAGTGCCTATGCTGAACAACAATCTGACCTCAGAAGCGTTACACGCGCTTACAGAGGGCTTACAGACCGCTTCAGCAGACGTTGCCAGGTTACGGGACATTAACCTTATTGAAAATTGGGAACAACGAGTACAACGTTACCAATTGATGAAAGATACGCCTAATGCCATTCGCGGAATACCAACTGGTTTTGGTGGATTGGACAGGATTACATCTGGATTACGACCACAACAGTTGATTACTTTTGTTGGTGAGGCAAAGAAGGGTAAGTCGTTAATTACCTTGATTATGGCAAACGCCGTACACACTCACGGTAAAGTTCCTTTATACATCTCATTTGAAATGAGCGCAGAAGAACAGTCAGCACGATACGACGCTCTTGTTGCTGGAATTTCACACACAAAAATAATGCGAGGAGACTTGACTAATGCTGAAATTGAACGCATTAGAAAAGCAGTATCCATGCGAAAGAATATGCACCCATTTATTTTGTCGGAAGACATTTCGTCTTTAACTACCGTTAGCGCGATTGCAGGAAAAGTACAACAACACAAACCTGATTTGTTAGTAGTTGACGGTGTTTACTTGATGGATGATGAGAACGGTGAACCGAAGGGTTCTCCACAAGCACTTACTAATATCACTAGGTCGTTAAAGCGCTTGGCTCAACGATTTGATATTCCTATTGTCGGTACAACTCAGGTATTGAGTTGGAAGATTGGAAACCGTAAGAGCAGGCAAATCACTGCTGAAGCCATTGGATATACCTCATCTTTTGCACAAGACTCAGACCTAGTAGTTGGCGTAGAGTCTGACCCTGACATTGAAAATCAAGCAATCTTGAGAGTAGTGCTTGCACGTACAGCACCAAAAGGAGAAGTCAGAATTAATTGGGATTGGAACAACATGGACTTCTCAGAGGTAGAAGATGACACTAACGATAACAATGACAACTGGTATTACTAACTTTCGTGACGTCCTTGACGCGATAGGCGTTGATGTTCGTCGTGAGTCTAACAATGAAATTATTGGCTGTTGTCCAGTACACGCAAAACGAACTGGCAAGGCAGACAGGTCTCCGTCATGGTCAATGAATGCCTCTACAGGATTGTGGATATGTCATTCATGTGGGTCTCGTGGAAACTTACCACAGTTAATTGCTGAGGTTACTGGAAGTTACGAATCGGTATCCACAATCTATAACTTGTTGATGAACTCTGGAATGGAGCAGTTAACACGTCCTAAGTTAGAAAAAGTTAAATCGGATGTGGATTGGGAAATGTACATGTCTTTTGACAATCCTCCCTACGAGAAATTGTTAGAACGTAATATCAAAGCGGTAGTTGCCGAAAGGTTTGGTATCCGATGGGATACGTCAAAACAAGCGTGGATTATCCCAATTATTTCTGCATCAGGAGATTTGATGGGGTGGCAAGAGAAGTCGCCAAGAGGTGTTTTAAATCAACCTACAGGAGTTTCCAAATCAGAAACTTTGTTTGGTATTGACCGTTTTAACATACGAACAGCAATTTTAGTAGAGTCACCACTAGACGTGGTTAGAGTTTCTTCAGCGTATTCAGGAGTACAATGTTTAGCCAGTTTTGGGGTACAAGTGAGTAAAAAACAAATAGAACTATTAAGTAATGTTTGCGATTGTCTAATTGTAGCGTTGGACAATGACGAGGCTGGAATGACAGTAGGTAAAAAATTGTTTAAACATCTTCCCACTTTTCGTGAAGGCGTTAAATGGCTTTACTACGGACATACTAAAGCAAAAGATTTGGGTGAAATGTCAGACGAAGAAATTGGCATCGCCATAACTAAAGCAACCGTTCTTCCTTGGTGGGTAAATGTTTAAAGGAACTTTATACCCATTTCAAGAAGAAGCCCGTGAAAAAATGGTTGATAGAGGAAAGATGCTATTAGCCGTAGTAATGGGTGGCGGTAAAACAGTAATCACTATTAACTCTCTTGAGACATTGTTTGAACAACAAGAAATCACAAGAGCAATCATTATTGTTCCAGCATCTTTAAAATATCAATGGCTTAGAGAAATTACTAAATTTACAAATTCACGAGCAGTAGTTATTGATGGTAATGCCAAAATACGAGAAACATTATGGCGTTCTGCAATACGAGCAAAGTATGTCATTGTAAATCCTGAAACATTGTTAAATGACCAACATATGTTTAACTCACTGAGGTTTGAAGCAATGGTGATAGACGAAGCCACAATGATTAAATCACCACGTGCTAAACGCACAAGATTACTTAAAAAACTTGGTAAAAAATGTCAATATCGTTTTGCTCTTACTGGTCAACCGATTGAAAATAAACCAGAAGAATTGTTCTCCATCATGGAGTTTGTAGATGAAAATGTATTGGGAAGATTTGATTGGTTTGATAAAACTTTTATTGTTCGCGATAAATTTGGAAGGCCAACTCGGTATAGAAACTTAAACGTTCTTAATAAATCTATGGAACTAGCAATGGTTCGTAAAAGTAGGAAAGACATTCAAGACCAATTGCCAGAAGTAATTTCAACAGTTATTCCAGTTCAATTTGATGAATTAGGAACATTGGCGTATAAAAACATTGCCAACGACTTACTTAAACAAATACAACAAGCATTAAGCACTCATGGAAAAAGTTTTGACCTGTGGTCTCACTACCATGGCAATCCAGCAGCAAACGAAGCACAAGGTCAAATTATGTCACGCTTAACAATCTTGCGTATGCTTTGTGACAACCCAGAGTTAGTTTTGTTTTCAGCAGAAGAATTTGTTAGGGCAGATGGTGATGTAGGAAGTAAGTACGCAAAAGAAGTT